TACTCCAGGTTCAGTTACTCCAGGTTCAGTTACTCCAGGTTCAGTTACTTTAAACACAAATGAATCAGGGGCAACTGCAATAGAAGAAGATAGTGCTACCAGTATCGTTCGTGACATTTTAACAACATACGGTTTAGAAGATTTATTAAAAGACGAATCTTTAAATCTGATAGACACTTGGGTTGCTTCTCAAGATCCTGCCGCAGTGTGGGGGAAGGTACGACAAAGTGAGACATATAAGGGAAGGTTCCCTGGTATGGAAGCTTTATCAAAAGCAGGCAGGGCAATATCTGAAAGCACATACATAGAATTAGAACGTGGCTACACAGGGGTGATGAAACAAGCAGGAATAGATTCAGAGTTTTATGATGATTACTCTGACTTTGGATCTTTGATAGGTGGGGATGTTTCTGTAGAAGAGTTAAGAAGCAGAGTTGCTTTAGCTAGTGAAGCTTCTTTAGCTACCACCCCAGAAGTTAGAGAAGCTTTGAAAGAGTGGTATGGTATTTCTGATGAAGACATAACTGCCTATTATTTGGACCCAGAGAGGGCTACAAATATCTTTGAAATGCGTGAGCAATTAGGGTCGGCTCGGATTGGTGGCATAGCTGCCGAGACTGGGTTCGGATCTGTTACTCAGCAAACCGCAGAAGGCTTGAGAGCAGCTGGGGTTAGTGAAACAGAAGCTCGGAGAGGTTTCCAAGCAATAGGACAGTCCACTTTAGCGGAAGAAACCGCTGGAGATATGGGCGATATCACTCGCAAAGAGTTGGTTGGCGCTCAATTTGGGACAGAACAAGACGCTGCCCGAAAGGTAGAAGAACGCCGTCAACGCAGGCTTGCACAATTCGCTCAACAGGGCGGTCCTGCTTTAACCCAAGGTGGTTACATCGGGCTTGGCGAAGCTCAATAAAAGTTACTTTTAATCTATTTTAAGACGCTAAGTTTCTGCTACACTTTCTTGTAGATACTTAATGGCCGTTTAAGCAAGCGAGAGCTATGAGGATCTACCACCACCGGCTCGCCTCCCGTGTCGGTGCGAACTGGAAGGGAGCGTTAACATAGATGGCTGAAGCAACTGAAACTGACGCAATCGAATTAGATGAGAATGGAGAACCGAAACGCAATTTTCGGAGAGTTCTTGAAGATAGAGCCACCGAAGCTGAAGCTCAAGTAGCTGAACTTCAGGCAAAACTACAAGGACTTGAGAAAGCAGAAGTGTTTCGTTCAGCAGGGATTGACCCTAATGACACTCGGCAATCATATTTTGTTAAAGGATATGACGGAGAGTTGGATGCAGAGTCAATTCGTATGGCAGCTGAAGAGGCTGGATTCTTGGGGCAAACCCCAGGTATTGAGTCAACTGTTCCGCAAGCAAGTGGACTCCTCGAACCAGAGGATACAACCACACTCCAGCAGGAGTTAGCGGCACAGCAGAGGATTGCCGATGCTGGTGTTCAAGGTCAACCTGTGGTTCCACCACAATTAAATGACCAGATTCGAGCTACAACTAATGAAAAAGAGTTGAAAGCTTTGATGAGTTCTCAAGGATATGAATTTGATGTTCAGGGTTAGGTTAGCTTCTCGTTCTTAACCAGGAGAAAATTTAAAAATGGCTTATACACAAAAATCAAGTGTGTCGTCAGATCAAGTAGCATTTGAGCAACTCGCTCATTTCGCTCTTCGTAAGCAAGTTCTTCACGAAGATTATGCAACTGTTAAAGCAACAAAGCAGACCCATAATGGTTCTGGTGTGACTTTCACAATTTACAATAATCTCGCTCAAGCAACTTCAGCTTTGACGGAAACTTCTGATGTCACAGCAGTCGCACTAGGCGACAGCACCGTAACGGTGTCCCTGGCTGAATACGGCAACGCAGTTGTAACAACTGCTGCGCTTCGTGGGCAGTCTTTCTTTAACGTAGATTCAGATGCAGCTAACATCGTTGGCTTTAACGCTGCTGATTCTATGGATCAGGTAGTGGCTGATCTTCTATATGCCGGCTCGAACGTCACGCACGTTTCGCAGTCGTCACGGGGCGCGCTCGTAGCGGGCAACGTAATCACTTCTGACATTGTTCGTGAAGAGGTAGCTGGACTTCGTTCAGCTGCGGTTCCAACATTTGATGGAAATGCTTATATAGGGTTCATTCATCCTGACGTAGCTTACGATTTCATTAAAGGCACAGCCGTTACTGATCTTCGTAGCTTCCAAATACGTCAAGATGCAGATGGAGTCCGTAAGGGTTCTATCGGTATGTTCGATGGAGTTGACTTCATTGAAACACCACGCGCTTTGCTCGTAGCTGATGGAGGTAACTCCACTGTTGATGCTTACGGCACAGTAATTATTGGACAACAGGCAATGGCAAAGGGTTTCTCGACCATGTTCGGTCCTGATCCTTCTGTTGTGTTCGGTCCTGTTACCGACAGTTTGCGTCGTTTCCAGCCTGTAGGTTGGTACACAATGTGCGGTTATGGTCGTTTCCGTGAAGCAGCGATTCGTCGTATCGAATCAGCTTCAAGTATCGGAGCTAACTAACACACACGTTGGTTTTAGGGTCGGGAGTCGGCAAGCCTCTCGACCCTAACCAGCAATTAGAGGTTAAGATAGAGTAATGACTTACAGGGTAAAGAAACCTAAGAAACCGAGAGGTAGATAAATGGGAAAGTATTCTTCTGTTGGTGTCCTTACTAAACGTGGAACCTCAAAGAAAACAAAAGTTCGTAGAGATTCCGATGGCTCTGTCGGAGGAATCCAAACTGAACACTGGAGTGGGCAAATTGATGCTACTGTAGCTCCTGAGTCAGTTGAGATGAGAGTCCTCCAGGGAGGCGTGGAATAATGGCTGTTACAGCAAGTGGGATGTTTTGTCCCACATTTTTAGATATTTTGGATGGCACACAGTTAGCGGTTAATACTGCTTCTGACACATTCAAGGTGGCGATGATAACTAATTCATCCACACCAGATTTTGATAGTCACGATCATTGGTCGGATCTGTCAAGTAATGAAGTTTCCGGTACGAATTATTCTGCCGGTGGCGTGGCTTTAGGTAGTGTCGCTATGACGAGTGCTTCTGGTGCTTTGAAGTTTGATGCTGCTGATTCGAGCTGGGCTACTTCTACTATTTCAAGTGCGAGAGCTGCGGTCATTTATGACGACACTCTCTCTAATGATCCGTTAATTTGTCTAGTGAACTTCGGTTCAGATTATTCGAGTGCTAATGGTACTTTCCAAATCACTTGGAACGCTGCTGGTATTTGGACAATCGACTTAACACCGTAGGAGGTTTTTAAATGGCAACTGCTTACCCAGGTGCGCTTGATGCAACTAATAACCAATTACGCACAGATATAAGTTCAACTGATGATTTAGATGCGTCAGGTAAAGAGCATGACGTTATGCACGTTAATGCTCATGGCGCTGTAGTTGAACTTGAAACCAAGTTAGGTACTGGTAGTTCAACGGCTTCTAGTGGTGCTGTTATGATGGGTACTGGTTCCGGCACATCAGCCTGGGACACTTCACCCACTATTCTTGGCGCTCTTACTATTGGTGCTGATGGTGCAGGACACGACGTAACTTTCCACTCAGACACAGCGGGTGACGCTCTCGTCTGGGATTCCTCAGCGGAATCTCTGACAATAACGGGAACTAACGCCCAAACAGCGTTGGCGGTAGCTGACGGTAATGTCACTATGGCTGACGATCTTACTGTTACTGGCGCTATAAGTGCTGGTAGTGTCGTGGCTCCTCTTGCTATAAACGCTCAAACAGGAACCACATATACTTTTGCAGACGGCGACCAATCTAAGCTTGTTACAGCAAGTAATGGTTCCGCTCAGACTTACACGGTTCCACCTAATTCAGGTTTTGCCTTCGCTGTTGGTACAGCTATCACAGTTATTGGTATAGGTGCTGGCAAAGTTACTATTGCTCAAGGGTCAGGAGTAACGATTAATAGTTTGGATTCTGAAAAAGCAATAAATGGTCAACACGCTTCGGTGACTTTAATTAAAACAGCTACAGATACTTGGCAACTTATCGGCAACTTGCAGGCTTAATATGTCTCTTGTACATTCTTTATTCGGTTCGGTTTCCGCTAGTGGTAGTGCCGCTACTGGCGGTTGGGCTTACTTTTTTGGTAATGGTTCAATCACAGGTTGGGGTAGAGGCGACAATATCGACAAAATGGATTCTGGTACGGATACTCTCACTACATTAAGTTCCGTGATGGCAACTGGGCGTTATCAGGCTTCAGGGAATGGTAACGCTGGTGTGGCGGCTTACTGCAACTGTGGCGATACAGGTAGTGGTAATTCAAACAGTACAGAAAAAATTTCGTTTACTTCGGATTCGATAAGCACATTGGGAAGCACTAATCCAGGCGGTAGTTATTATGGAGGCGGTAACGGAACTAATCAGGGTGTTAAAGCCTATTATATGGGCGGTAACAAATATCCGATTACTGCGACTGTGTTTGATATGCCGTTCGCTACGGAAACTTGGGGGACTTTAAGCAACAGTTTGACTTACAGTCCTCTTAATTTCCCTACGTCTAGTGACAATGGTGTGGCGGCTTATGCGGCTGGTACTTACACAGGTTCGATGACAAATGTTGACAAGATGCCTTTTGCTACAGAAACGCCTGCTTCGTTATCTGATTCATTATCGCAGGGTGGTGGTTATATGGCTGGCGGGTATGGTCAATATGGGGTTACAGGTTCAGTCTTCATAAATTCATATTCAAATCAGTATGAATTTAATATTAGTTTCACCACCGATGCTGTAACGGATGGAACTTGGAGTATTACTAATCGGAAATATGCTGTTGGTTGTTCCATTTCTGACACCGCAGGATATATAAGTGGTGGAACCAGTTTTGGTGGTGGTGCCGCAACTTGGACTAACACTATCCAAAAAAACGTGTTTCCAGCTATGACAAACAGCGTTCTTAGCGCAACTCTTTCAGAAGCCAATCTTAGCGCAACATCCGCTACTAATGAACTGGCACTGGCTTGATATGAATATAGATGAAGCAATAGCAGAAGTTCAACAATCACGTTCCGCATACCAGTTGGTTCATTTTGTTATTGGACAGCATGACACACCTGAAATGTGTTTTTATCAACTGTGTTTAGAGTTACAAAGTTTACAAATGAAACTGCGACGACATGATATTAACGTGCGTAGAACAAAAATTGAGATTGCCAGATTGAAAGAAACTGGCGATGAGATGGATGCTCTTGAGGCTGAGGAAAGAGAACTCGAACTTGATAATTCGATTATTGTGCAACGTGGAGCGGAAAGAGAATACGAAATTTTAGTAGACTTGTTTAACAACTGTCAGCATTTCACTCGCGATGAAATAGATCATGCTCAACCTGAATATTGGGAGAAGCGTTTAACACGGCAAACGAATTTGCAAATCATGTCAGGGAACGTGGGCTGGGCGCAATTAGATTCTTTGCGTCAAATAGATTTATTGGATGATCTCGTAGCGGATCGTGAGAAACAAATATTGGAACAGCAAAAAATGGAATTACAGGACTCAGGGCAATGAGATATTTGAAATGGAAACTTTCTAACGGCACTTCTGGTACAAGCCCCAGCGCTACTTTCACTGAACGAGGCGGTCACATTACACCGTCTGAATATATTAACTCTGAAACAGGTTACAGGGTTGGTTATATGACAGAGGAAATTGATGACTTGTCAGGGTTAGAAGAATGGGATGTCACAGAAATCACTGAAGCAGAGGCTTTGGCATGGGCGCAACAATTTCATCCAGATGCGTTTATTAAGACCGCCGATCATACTTTTACTGGTTTGATTTCATCTTATTGGTGTGAAAATAATCCTCTTGTTGAACTCGGTTCACCTGATTTTGTTGATGCTTACAATAATGGTCCTTGGTCAGGGTATGAATTAGAGAACGAGTAAATAATGGAAGAGATAACAGACGTAAAAAAGATAGGAGTATCCAGGCTAACGCTTGGACTTATCATGTCTGTTGCTTCCATTTCAGGTGTAGTCGTTTGGAAAGCAGCTTCAGTCGCTAATCAAATCTCTGATTTGGAAGCGAAAGTAGCTGTTATTGAACAGAACACTGGGACAGATTCGAGTGTTCTAGCAAAGTTAGATGAAATAGAGGAAGGTATTGTTGCAAATGCTTCTGCCATTGACAGCGTTAGGGCTGCTCGCCTTGACGATTTGGACAGGTTCGCGCCTTCTTTAATTGTTGAAGCTATAGCTTCTGACATGAATGTTCTTATTGAAGATGTAGATGAGATGAAAGAGATCATTGCTTCTATGGCTTGGGTTCCTTCAGAATTTAGTACGATCTGGGATCGTATATATTTAGCTGAAGAAGCTATCCAAAGTAAGACATGGGGTAAAGACTTCTACGAATACAACGAATGACCGATATAATCCCAAGAGAAGAATGGGGTGCGGAACCAGCTCGTTGGACAACCAATCAGAAACGACCAGTTGACCATGTGTTCATTCATCATGGCGCTACTCTTTTAAAAGATCACTCTCAAGAGGGTGAAGCTGCTATAGCTAGGGCATACCAGCGTTACCATTTCGGTAAATCCTGGGCTGACATAGCTTACAGTTTTCTTATTGGTTTAAAATCTGGTCGAATATATGAAGCTAGAGGCTGGTTTAATAGACCTGGTGCTACTAAGAATTGGAATCACAGGTCATACGCTATTTGTATTATTGGTGATACTACTCAACAAGTTATTTCTGATGAGGCTGTTCGGGCGATACATAATTTGATTAAAGAAGGAATCAAGCTGGGTTACATTTTGCCTGATTTTAATATACGTGGGCATCGTGATGTGAAGAATAAAGATTGCCCTGGTCATACTGCTTATTCTCGGTTACAGGAAATGCGCCCTGATGCGGAAACGGTAGTGGTTCCTAAGTTCGTTCCTCCGGCGTTTACAAAGCCTCTGAAGCTTCGCTGGCCTAGGAATAGGTCAGCCCTAGTCAAATGGGTTCAGGCGGTCTTAGGATTGCCCCTGAACGGAGATTATGGATGGCTGACAGTTCAGCGTGTTAAAGCTTGGCAGAAAGAAAACGGTCTTAAACCTGATGGTATTGTAGGTTCGATAACCTATAACAAGATGTTCGGAGAATGAAGTGGCTCTTGATTACCGCCAATCAGGGATTGATTACAGAGATTCAATCCGAAATTATTATGGTGTAGGTCATGCCACTGTTACCCCTTCGACGATTGCTTGCACAACTACACTTCCTGAAGTTCAAAGGAGTTTCCCTTACAGAGAATCAGGGATTGATTACAGGCAAACAGCGACAACGTATCGTGGGGACAACGCATCTGAAGTTAATATCGGTGCTGACCCTGCTATTAGCGTGGTTGCTGGTGTGGGTGCGGTTCCTGCGTCAACAGTATCGGGAAATGCGAGTGTCTCTCCTGCGTCGATAACATGCCCAGGGGCTACTGTCCCTTCGGTTACTGCTGCAAGTATCGTAACTGTTTCAGCTACGGCTGTTGAAGCTACAGGTGTTCCTCAAAATGTAACAGTTCTTTTATTCACTGAAGCTGTTGCTGCTTCTGTTGCAGGTGTTGGTGCAGTACCAGCGCATGTCGTAACAGGTGACGCTCAAGTCTCCGCTGCGACTGTTGCTGCTAGTGCAACAATCCTTGCTGCTAGTGCCATATCTGGTACCGCAATAGCTACGCCTAATATTTTAAATAGCACAGCTACGGTAGGTGACCCTGATATGGCGATGAGGTATGTGCCTAAATACGAAAACACTTTACCGACACAAGCTAAAGGTGAACCTGATTATCAACCATTAGCTCCCATGAACAGACTTGCACGTTTCTATAGTCCAAGATCCAGGGGTTCTAATGTTTGGATTCTTTCAAACACTACTGTTACAACAGATCAACCTGTCACACCAGCTGATGTCGCTAATATAACTAGGACTTTGTATGGCTCACATGAAAGTCCTAATGATTTAACTTCAACTGAAGCTACCCTTTTAATAGCAGCAGGTTATGACGTTACTGTTAAGGAGGCTGCCTGATGGGTACTAAATTAAGAAGAGAGAATGGTCGTTTTGTTAGCGACGCTACACCAGAAGAACGTGAAGCTTTCAGACGGAACGCTCGGTCTTTTAAAACTGCGCCTTCAGCTATGCCTTCTCGTAGTAGCGCAGCTGGTGAGAAAGAAGCTTGGAATGATTTGGAAACAGACATGGATTCCTACAAGCGTTTAAGAGATGATGGTTTACAACCGCCTTCTATTCGTGGTTCTGCCGACTTAGAGAGTCGCGCTGAGACTAAGATGGAGGTGGAGTCGGGACAGATTGTTGAAGATAAAACAACCCGTGACCAGGTAGAGAAAGTTATTAAAGAATCAAAGGATAGTGAAACATGACAGCACAAACCTGGATAGATAGAACTAGGGATTTGTTGCTCTCTGGGACTGTTGAAACAATCAACAGATTGAATGGTGTTATTAACAGCACTACAGCAGGGTCTTTTACTATTGAACTTGCTGCCGGTCCTATTGCCCCTGGTGCGGTTGTAGAAATTGGCACAGAGTTAATGTATGTGACATCGGTTAGTGGTCTTAATGTAGGTGTCATCAGAGGCTATGGTGGCTCTACTGCCACTACTCATGCTGATGATTCTATTATTAGAATTTCACCTCAATACCCTGCTCACATGATCTTGGATGCTTTGAATGACGATTTGAATGATCTTTCAGCTCAAGGTTTATACCAAATGAAAGTAGCTACGTTTACTTACACGGCTTCCACTCAAGGGTACAATCTTGCTTCGGATGTTCTTAGTGTTCATCGTGTTACTTTCAGTGATGAGTCCGGTGATTTGTCAGAACCGGAAGTTCGTAGATGGTCGTTGCGTCGCAACAGGCTTTCTTCTACGTTCGCTTCTGAAACTGCTTTAGTTTTAGCTGATACACCAACGTCAGGTCAGGGTGTTCGTGTTGAATACAAAGCACCTTTCACTACTTTGAGTGCTTCTTCGACAGCTCTATCAACTGTTGGTCTTCATTCAGAAGCTTACGATCTGCCACCTTTAGGTGCAGCTTTAGCTTTGATGACTTTCAAACCGATAGCCCGTGAAAGTGTGATGACTCAATCTCCTATCAGACGAGCCGAGGAAGTCCCTTCGGGTGCTATTTCTGCGTCTATGCGTGATCTACGTTTCCGTCGTGAGCAACGGCTGGAAGCTGAGAAGATGCGTTTAGCGCGAATGTACCCTACTCAATGGCTTCGTAGCGGGGAGTAGTAATGGCGGTTTCGCCTCAATACGATATCTCTATAAATGGTCGAGGATACCAGGTTGATTACACTAACTATCGTCGGAGAACTGTTCCCGCACAAAAAGAACAAAGGGATACATCGGAAGATGTTGGTGAGAATACTCTTAGTAATGTAGGTCAATGGGTTAGAAGTCAAACAGATTGGTCATACGGAGCTGGTCAAGAACATTATGACCTTCCTGATTCTGATAGAAGAAGGTTTCATACTTCTAAGAACGTAGACATTTTCACTAAAGGTCAGCTGACCATGTGTAAAGAGATCGAAAGAAAACAAGCTGTTGGCTCTAGCAGTAATATGTATGCCAGGATTGTTAATGGTTCTGTGTTTTATTTCTCTGATGGTTCTAATTTAAAATTCGGCAACCCAGATCAGTCCGGTGAAATTAGTTTTAGTGCCACTCCTATGGGTGGAACTATCACTGATTGGACTTCTGATGGCACGGATCTTTATGCCACGACTGGTTCAGCGGTTAAAAAAGAAACAGTTTCTAGCACTTCGACAGCTTCTACTATAGGAAGTTTCGCAGGGGATGTTATTGAGTACGCTAATGGAAGACTTATATCAGCTGATGGCGGGAGAATAGTAGAGCTGAATACTTCAGGTGCAGTTTTAACTTTTGATAAAACTCTTACAGGAACCTGCCAAGCTATTAAAGGTGGGGCTAATTGTATTTATGCGGCATATAATGTAAATGGACAGGGAATCCTCTACGCGATAGGGATATCTGCAACAGACGGTTCTCTCTCTTATCCGGTTCCTGCGGCGGTGCTACCAGTGGGGGAAACATTCTCTACGCCGTTTAGTATCGATACGTTTGGAGAGCTTGTCATGGTAGGCACCTCCGCAGGGGTCAGGTTTGGTGTTGTTAATTCTAACGATCAACAATCAGTAACTTTTGGACCCGTTATAGATTCAGGTGGAGCAGTTTATGGTGTTCGTATCTCCGGTAAGTACGGATATTGGGGTACAAAAAATGGGGATACATATAAAGCTGACCTTTCTATTTTCACTTCGACACTCGTTCCAGCATATTGCCGTTTTCTAGCATTTGATTCTGCGAGTTATGGGAACGTGCTTTCATTAGAAGTATACAATAGCAAATTATTTTTCACTGATAGCAATGGAGAAATATATGGTGAAGATGCTACTGGCGATCTTTCCACTTCAGCTGAACTAACAGTGGGTGAAGTTACTTTCGGGACTACAGCTTCTAAGGTTGGTCGAGCTGGTTCGGCTAGGTTCTCTAAAGATCAAAGCGTTTCTGCTTCAGGTGATTTAGATTACCGATTAGCAGGAGTTGATTACAGATCAGGTTCACATAACTATCGTGGTTTAGTTGAAGGTAATGTTACTGGTTCGGCAACGATTACTGTCACGGATGAAAATAACATTTCAACTGCTATGGCTGTTACAAGCACAGGAACAGAAGTAGCGTATTCTCCTGTAGATCCTGCTAGTGAAACATTTGTTATTAAAATAACTTTAGCCAGGGAAGCTGGTTCTACTACAGCTGGACCGATATTCCAACGCTGGTCTTTTCATGGCAGACCACAACCAGTTCGCATAGAAGAAATCATTGCACCATTAGTATTACAAGGGCAGGTTGCGACGATACATGGTGCGGGGGCTTTCGCAGGGTATGATAGTAAGGAAGAGTATTTACATTTGCGGAACCTTGCTAACCAATCAAAGGCGGTTACTTTTGAAGAAGGGGATCAATCGCTCACAGTCACAGTTGAAGACATTGAAATGTCTCCAATTCGTATGAGCAACAATGATTCTTTTTGGGAAGGAACTCTTACATGCCGACTTCTAACAGTCCCATAAGTCTTAAAGATTTCACAGAAGCCACCAGGAATGGTGGTTCAGGGAGATGGTGCGACACTCTTCCTGAAGAACTTAAAGAAGAGATCATCGCTTCTAATGCTGGCTCTAAAGTTGTTTCAGATTGGTTGAAAACAGTTCACAAACTTGATGACGCTACCCCTAAAAAGGTTGAACCTCTACTCGACGAGCGAAGGAGAAGAGCTTCTGAGTGATTCTTTAGAAGAGTTCACTGAGATAAGTGTTCTCTTAGATCGTTTATCACGGTTAGAGAAAGCGCACACTAAAGCTAAGTCAGAGCTACGCATAGCTCGTAAACAATCAGCTGCACTTTCAGAAGATGTAGAAGCTAACAATAAACTTCTTGATGCTTATGAAGCCAGCCGTAGGAAAACTATTCCCACCTGGTTGACTCCTAAGAAACCTAAGAAAAGTTCAGCAACAGTTGTGGCTATGATGTCTGACCTTCATTTGGATGAAGTCGTTGACCTGGATGAGATGGGTGGGGCTAATAAATATGATCGTTGCATAGCTGAGATGAGGTTAAAACGTTTCGTTGATAAGACAATAGAGCTGTCAGATTCTTATATAGATGGTGTGAGCATAGATGGTCTTTGCCTTTTATGGGGTGGAGATATGTGTTCAGGTGATGTTCACGAAGAGTTAGCTCAAACCAATGAAGGTGTTTCTGGTTTAGATACGTGTGTTTATTGGTCACCAATTCTTGCAGCTTGTGTCACGAAGCTGGCAGATTTTTTTGGTAAGGTACATATATCTTCCGTTGTAGGTAATCATGGTCGGCAGACCAGGAAACCCCGAATGAAAGGTCGGGTAAGAGATAACTTAGATTTTCTACTAGCAACGATGACCGCTAACCTTTTGGAAAAAGATGCTCGTATTACTTGGGACATACCTGACACAGCTGACTGTTTGGTTTCTGTGTATAACACTCGTATTCTTTTAACACATGGAGATCAGATTCGTGGTGGAGGAAACGGAGTGGGTGGCTTAATGGCTCCTGTTCTAAGAATGGTTGATAAGAAAAGACTTCATCAGCCTTTTGATGTGATGGCTTTCGGTCATTTTCATCAGCAAATACTTGACCCTGGCAACGGGGTCTTTGCCTGTGGTAGCAGTAAAGGAGTTGATGAGTTCTCAAGACTTATGAATTTCCGTGACTGTCCACCGTTGCAGGCGTATGCTGTAGTAACACCGACAAACGGTTTTACTTTTACAGCTCCGATATTCGTACAAGATAAAGAAAAAGAAGGATGGTAATAACCATGATTACAAGAGATTTAATTGAAAGAGTTCTAGCAACTTTTTTCCAAGCTGCGATTGGTGCCATGTCGTCAAACTCCATGTTCGACCTAGGTGTTGACCAATGGAAGATGATGGCAGGTGCAGGTGTCGCTGCCGCTGTGTCCGTTATTAAGGGCGCTCTCGCTCAGAAAATTGGAACTAAAGGAACTTCTTCCTTAACTGACTGAATGGTTAGGGAGGGGGTTAAACCCGCCAGTTTTTCCTTCCCCCTCCCTAGCTAATAAATTGCTTGCATCTAACTATGATAACTCCTATAATTAGAGGCATAGTCTAAGGGTCTAAAGGTGACCCAATAATAGAGGGGGTTCTTTTGATACAAGAAACCAACACTGGTAGTGGTCTTATTGCCAGCACAGTAGATGCACATTTACGCCATGAACGTGAGCAGGAAGGTAAAAGACCTACTGCTTTCGGTACTGCTTTACGTGGTTCCCAGGCGTATAATTGTGCGAGGAAGATCGGATTTGAAATGGCGCAAGTCAGAGAATCCGAAGAGTTTCCTTATGAAACTTTGATTGCTTTTCATCTTGGTCAAGCAATGCACGAAAAGGTACAAGAATCTTTAGCAGGAATGTGGGAAGATTTTGAAGCTGAAGCTCCTGTTGATCTGCGACCTTTTGGTTATGACATTAGTGGTCATGCCGATGGGTTGTTCACAATAGGTGACAAGAAGTACGTTTTAGAATTGAAAACGATGACAGCTTTCCCTTTCAAGCTGGCGTTAAAAGGTGAAGGCACAACCACTGACTCACCTAAGATTGAACACATCCTTCAAGCAGGTATTTATGCTTACGGGTTGGAAGCTGATGGCATCCAACTCGTTTACATTTCTAAAGATGCTTCATACAGAGATGGTGTTAAACCTGGTATGACTTTAGAATTTCGTTTCGACATGGATGATGTTGTTCCTTCTGTCAATATAACTGTTAGAGAATTAGTTGAACAAGAACTAAGCAGGCTTAATATAATTGCTGAGGAAGTTGAGTCCGGTATGATCCCTGCAAGGTTCGTGCCTGATGAGGGGTGGATAGAAGACCCTCCTAGATATGCAGCTTCTCGCGGTTACTGGCGTTGCCGGTACTGTGTATTCAACATTG